TTACAGAGCAACAAAAACAAGCATGGGAAGTTTATAGACAAGAACTTCGTGATCTTCCAGAAAACATCACAGATCCTAAACCATTACTATTGGATGAAAATCATCCAAGTTGGCCAGTACCCCCAAGTTAATCATGAGTTCAAATACTGAAAGTCTTTTACATCTCCTTCGACAATACGAAAACACAACTGAACAACAAGATGTTCCAGTTGAACAACCAGAAACTCCAAAAGTAACTGAGGTTGCTCAATCACAACAACAAATGGAACTTGAGTATTGTCCTCAATCAGTTCATTATTTTAGACATAAAGATTATCATTATCGCAGAGAAGTTGATTCTAACGGAATCGTTAGTTGGGAACTTATTCATTACAATATCAGACACAAGATCGAAGACACTTATCAAATAAACATGTTAGAAAAAAGAGTTTCACATATGGTTAATTGATATAAAATTTTTGAGTTTCGTAATAAAATTAATGACTTTTGAGTATAATTTTTCATCTCATTCTATTGTTTCTCCTGGATATTTGCTCTGCGATGTTCCTCAATGCGTAAAGATAGAACTTCTTGATGCAATTGAAAATATTTCTAAAATAGAAGATGATTGTAGAGAAACTTTAGCAGGACACATCAATCAAGAATATTATCTTTCCATGGGAGATAATATTAAATACTTGATCGAAACTATGTCCGAAGAATATGATAAAATTTTTCTAAATGGAATATCTCCTTTTATGGATAATTTTTCTTATTCAAAAAAAGGAACAAATCCCCTGCAAGTAAAATATAATTTAACTAATTTGTGGGTAAATTATTCTAAAAAGTATGATTTTAATCCCATTCATTCTCATTATGGAATTTATTCTTTTGTGATTTGGGTAAAAATACCATACGATTTAAATGAAGAAAAAAAAGTTTATGATAAGGTGAATGGTAATAGTCAAACTTCACTGTTTAACTTCTATTACACTGATTTTTTGGGAAAAATACAGTCTATTCATTTGAATGTTGATAAAACTTGGGAGTGGAAAATGGTTTTTTTCCCTTCTCAATTAAATCACTCTGTACATCCTTTTTATACCAGTGATGATTATAGAATTTCTATTTCTGGTAATGTTGGGGCATCATCCTTTTAACCAGTTTATAAACCGTCCACGGACTCACCAAAATCGACTTGGTGGGTTTTATAGTAGATACAGTCAACCAAAAGGATCGCATGAGATTCTCCGCACTGGACAGATTCATTTTTGTCACATCCTTCGTATGGATGACTCATTGGGGTGTTAAAGTATCTGAGGTGGCACTGAACGCACTATTCTGATGCTTACACTCTACACTGAAGGGTACAATTACTCTAAACGTCGATGCGAACGTATTGTAAATTGGTTCATTTCTAAAGAACTTTCACGTTACAAACTTGAGATTGTTGTTAATCATCGAGGAATGATGCGTGATTATGTCTTTGGTTGGGTATATGTAACTGATTGTGACTGGAGACCTCGTGAATTTGAGATTGAACTGCACAATCAAATGACTCCAGAGCATTACACTAAGACCCTTCTACACGAACTCTGGCACGTTAATCAGCATGTTAAGGGTGCTTTAAGGGATAAGAGGGGAAAGAGGTACTGGAGGGGCATAAATCACTCTAATACAGACTATTCTGATCAACCTTGGGAACAACAAGCATTCATTATGGAGAACATTCTCTATGAGGAATACTTAAACTACTTGACAAACACCTCACAATCCCTATAAAATACCTTTGTGGGGTTTGAGATAACATTGTAACTCTAAAAACAAATGAAAACAAAGAAAAAGTTCATTAACGTCAAACCTAAAAGTTTCAAAGCAAAGAATCGTTTTGTGAATATCATGGGATCTTTTCATGCAATGGAAATTGAACAAGAAAAAGACAATATGTTCTTTCTCGTTTCACTGAATCGTCAATACTGTACTTGGGTTCCTAAGAATGGAAATGAACATTGGGAAATTGTAAAATGAAATCTTTAATCTTACTATCAATTGTTTTGTTTACATCTGGTTCAGTATTTGCAACAGAAAACATTACAATCAATGCAAACAAATTCTGTGCTGATGCTGTGAATATTCCTTATGCATCTGATAATTTTTCAGATTTTGAATGGGAACAATTTCAACAGTGTATTCGAATGTTAAGTGAATATGAAGTGTATTAAATACTAATAGAATAGGAGAGAACTATGGTTGTATTTCTTGCTGCAACCATATCATGCAACCAAGCACTGGGACTTCTTCAACGTATTACAAAAATTGTTGGACTAACAGAAATTCGTAAAACTATTTCCTTTTGTCCTATTACAATTCAAAAAGATGGAAAATGAGACACAAGACGATAAATGGAATCGTGGGTTGACTTTATTTGAAGAAAGTGTTTTAAAACCAGATCACGAACTTCGAAACTGTGCTCACAATCAAAAGTGTTACAACGAACTCATGTATATTCGGGAAGATGTCTTAAATTACCTTAAAGCTTTAAGACGATGAACGAATACTACTACGCTTTATTTTTAGTTTTTTCAATTCTGGCAGTCATGATTGTCTTGGATGAAAATGTAGCAATTTATGTCACTCTTATCTTTAAGATTATAAAAATTAATTTTGAAAGAATTTGGTGGATGATAAGATTTCATCCAAAGAATCCCATTACAAACTTGATGATGAAGTGGAAATATGATAAACTTGCAAAAGATCTTGAAAAGAGGTGAGTGATAAGGAAAGAAGTGGTGGAATAATGGTGTAGAATGTAAACACACATTTAAATGCCCTGGACCTGAGTGGCAAAGAGGCAGAATATACAAAAAACAGGAGGTAACTAGACTTGGGGATGTTTGATTATCTAAGAAGCTCTTACGATTTAGGAGAACAATTTACAAATGTAGTGTGCCAAACCAAAGACATTGAAGATGGTATTGGTGGCACAATGACTGACTATTGGGTAGATCCCAGTGGTCAATTGTGGAAACCATCTTATATCGGCACTCATACCTTTGAAGAAATCAAAGAGGATGATGAACGATATAGTAAACATGGATTCTTAAACTTTGAATGGATACCAACTGGTGTGCATGGTAAGTATCAACCATATGATATCACAAAGTATATTGAAGTGTATCCTGCCAACTGGAAAGGTAAATGGGAAGACTGGCCTCTATGTAGAATTCATTTTGTAGATGGTATTCTTCAAGATTTTAAAGTATTTTCCCAAAAATCCTCTTAATAAATACATTCAATCGAATTCTACCATGCTTTCCACACAATATCGTCTTCGTCTTGAGTTTATTTGCAACAGAATTGCAAATCACGAAGAAGTTCAGTTAGAAGATATGATTTGGGCAGAAAAACTTGCAAAAGCAAATCGTTCTGCTGGAACAATGCTTCGTCAGGCACGAAGAAAGGCAGAAAATCCTGATATGCAAGAAGGTGATTTAGATGATTTTTTAAATCAACTTGATATTGGGGATTTTGGTCATGAAAGATTTGGAAGAGGTCATTTTGAAAGTGTTGATGATATTGTAGATTTCTTCAAAGAAGATAAACCCGAGGATTGGAGGCAAAGAGATTGATGCAAGCAGTTTTATATACAAAAGATAATTGTCAAGAGTGTGATAGAGCACGAATGCTTTTAAACACTCTGAATGTTTATCATTTAGAGTATAAACTTTCAAAAGATTTTAATGAGAAACAATTTTATTCTGAATTTGGTTCTCAAGCGTCTTTTCCGCAGGTTGCAATTGATTATAAACATGTTGGAAGTCTCAAAGAAACACTTCAATTTTTTAAGGATAGGAAAATTATATAATGTATAGCAAGCCACTTTTAGGAACGAATACTGATAAAGTCAAACTTTCTTGGTTAGAATACATTTGGTTTTCTTGTATTCAACAAGGATGGTATAATTGCTGGTATTCGTTTAAGAACTGGGCAGACTTGATGGGAAATAACTATCGAGATTATGCACTTCTCAAAGAAGATGATCCATTAGAGCAGTGTATTCTTTACTTTTGGGATAGTTTGGAAGATGAGATTTATCCTAAAGAGTTTCTCGAAAGCCTGCTACAAATGTCTGATGATGTAAAAACTGGTAAGGTTGAAACTTATTCGTTGGATGATACTATAAGTCGATTAGAAGACCTTGTAAAAAATGTGGAGTTGAATGATGACTGAAAAGAAACTAATTGACAATTGCTTTTATGTTGAGAAATCTCAAAGGGGTGTCTATCATTCCTTTGATAAAAAAGAAAAAAGATTGATTACTTCTCTTACTGAAGATGTTTGCATTAATGCAACAAGATTTTATCTTAAAGGTCTTCAAGAAGGATTTGAAGATGTAAAATCACATCAGGGGACAGTAGATGGAAAACTCTAATTATCTCTATCACGTTTTAGATCCTACAACACCTTGGAATGCTTTTTTAGAATACTGTGAGATATGTTATCAACTCAATGTTCCAGGGCAACCAAACATCAATAGATTTTTAGGTTATCGTCGTTATCTTAAAGAGGTTGGAGTTTTGTAATGAGTGACCCGTATTGGTTTCAGAAAAAGTGGGGGAATCAAGAAGTTCCTGTTGATATTTTGCTTAAGAAAATAGAAGAACTTGAAAAACGAATTATTGTTTTGGAAGAAGAAAACGTTTCAACCACAAATGAACTTTATCGTCTTGAAAACTCTTTGGATGCACGTATAGATATTCTTGCCGAGTATTGTAGGATTTCCTAAGATGTATGAGGAATTAGATACTTTTGAACGTTCTCTTGCACATTTTGGCACAAGAGTTGATATAATATGTGCAATGGAAATGGGAGGTCGTATTGATGCTGAAACAGCTTACAAAAATATTAAAATGGAACTCAAAGAACTCAAACGAGCAAGAAAACAATACCGAAAGGAAGTGTAGTAAATGCGGTGAGGTCAAACCACTTGACAAGGACCATTTTCAGGTGGTAAAATCGTTCAAGACAGGGTTCTCATATTACTGTAACACTTGCAACAAACCATCTAAGAAAAAACATGACTGACTTTGATTATAAAAAGTATTCTCTGGAACATTTGGAGAATTGGTTACATGATGCAATGTCTGCTGATGAAGCAACACCACAGGAGATTTATGATGTCATTAAAGAAGTTGTAAGTGAAAACTACCATTACCATAAACATCATGTGAGTCAAGCATATGAACTGCTTTCATTGTTGAATGCTGTTGACTCAAAAAAAACTTCTTCGGTTTGTGATAAAGATAATCCGTCAGAAGAATGTAAAAAGTCTTGGAACAATTTCTGCGATGATGAAGTGGAACACTCTGAATATTATTATGATTATGATCGCAACAAATCAGTAAAAGATTTGATTAGAAAGTGGATTATTCCTGTTGAAATTGATTCAAGTGGTGAATATTTTATTTTACTTCCCGACGACCTTTTAGAAGCAGCAAATCTTAAAGAGGGGGATCAAGTTGAATGGGTTGATAATGGCGACAGAACATATATTCTCAAAAAGGTAAATTCAAATACAATTTTTTATCATCCCGTATAATAATGGCACTCTCACAATCAGTAGAAGAATCACTTAAAGAAGCAGAAGCATCTCTTCGCAATGCTCTTGCATATGCAGCACGACAGGAAAGACCTTTTGTTTGTTTATCTATTTCAAAAATGGTTCAAGAAATTGAGCAACTAATAACTTTTGATAGTTTAATGGATAAACTTGAGCAAAGAAAACCTGGTGATAGTGGTTCTTTTGGAACATTCTTTGGTGAGTAAATAATTGTAACTCAACTCTTAAAATAATATTAAGAAACGCAACTTTTTGATTAAATAATGTTAGAATATGCTCACAATCTAAAGAATACTATGACTCTTGCAAAATCTGGATATTGTAAACTTACAAAAGAAGAATGGGAAGAATTAACTGCCCTAAAAGAGGCAATTAATTATAACCCAAGCACAGTAACTCCAGATAAAATGGAAAAGTTTACAGAACTCTTTGTACGTTCTCTTGAAGAACGTGGGGGCTATCAAAGTGTTGATGTAGTATAGGCATTACTCTCTCAATGCGTAGATTTATTATTTTTTCCCTATTGGGAATCATTGCATATAATTATTTCCTGATACAACGAGACGATCAGATGTTTCGAAAATATTATCAGGACAAAGCACAAACTGAAATGAATTCTTCACAATGACCTACGAAGCAAAAATCACTCTGAAGTTTGACAGCACTTGGGAACAGACACGGGGAATTTGTGATGAAGAAATGACCGAGTTATGAAGCAATTTATATGGGAGAAGAAAAAAGAACTATCCGAAGATTTTTGCAAGCACTGTATCGAAAAGTTTGAATCTGACGAAAATAAAATTGTCGGAATGCTAGGAACTGATAGCATAGTGGATCTATCAATGAAAAGATCATTAGATCTTCTTATGTCTGTTTTTCCTCAATGGAATGAAGAAGATCGAGTATTTTTTAATTCAATTCATAATTGTTTGTATGAATATACAAATTACCTTGAAAAAGAATTTAATAAAAATGACTTATTCAATCCCTTCGTTTATTCTGAAAAGTATAATTCAAATTTTGTGGATTCGGGATATCAAATTCAAAGAACCAAACCTGGAGAATTTTATGATTGGCACTCTGATACTAACATAATGGTTGTTCCACCTAAAGTTAGATTCCGAGCAATAACATACATATGGTACTTAAATGATGTCCTTGATGAAGGATACACTGAATTTATAGATGGAACAAAAATTATTCCAGAGGCAGGTAAATTATTATTGTTTCCAGCAACTTGGGAATATGTTCATCGTGGAGTTAGTCCTAAAAAAGATACAAAATACATTGCAACAGGATGGTTTTCTTCTGAATTTACTATTACTTAATTTTTAACAATGAAACCTAATTTTCGTAAAGTTTTAGAAATGACTCTTGAAGAAGGTGTCCGTTTCGGTTATAATCGTGCTCATAAACACGTAGAAAATCCTCATGAGGATGCTGTAGTTGATTGTGTAGTCGATAGTGTGATAAACTCTTTGTATGAATGGTTCGATTTTGGGGAAAAAAATGAGTCTAATTAAGTTTAATTATAAAGAAGATTTTGGACATGAATGGTATGTTCAAGTCCTAAATGTAAAAAACTGGAGTTTGCTTCAAGGATCAGTCAGTTGGAATGACTTTCCTGGATGGCCTTATCTTCAAATTACATTCGGAAGTAATGGTTTGTTCGGTATTCTGTTCTGGGCATATAAGTTTGGACTAGATATTGATATTCTCTCCCGCACTTGGAATTTTAAGTACTTGAATGAATTAGATGAAGGATCTCCTAGAGACCAGTCTTGAAACTGGCACACTCACCCCCGAAAAGGGTGAAACTACCCCTATAATGAGTATATTCAAAACAGACTCATGACTTACAAAGCAACTCTCAAGGTTAAGTTTGATGCTGAATGGACTTCCACCCATTACAGCAGTGGTTTCGATGACTATGTACTTCCCGATGCGACGTGTGACTGTAAAACCTAAATCTAGCAAGGCAAAGAATCGTCTTGCTAACACAATGGACGGTAATCCTGTGTGTGTTGTGGAGCAGGACACTGGCGGGGAGTTGTTTCTCGCATCAGTAAATCGCAAATACTTCTTTTGGGTATCAGTCCGTGAGGGTGTAAATCGTTTTGGTGATAAATCTGACGCACACTGGGAGGTGTTGTGAAAATGAAACCTAAAATCCGTGTTATCCTTGAGTTAGCGATTGAAGAAGGTGTGCGTCGTGGGTATGCACGAGCACACAAGCATGTTGAAAATCCTGCCGAAGGTGCTATAATAGAGCACATTGAAGAGGCAGTGATGTCTCAAATCTACGAATACTTTACTTTTGACGAGGAGGATTTCTAATTATGAGTAGAAAAACCCGAGCACAGCAAGTAATGAATGAGTATTATAGTAAGTTGAGTCCAGGACCATATTATTATGATAGTCTCGCTGTTGCTGCTTCTCTCCGTGAAGCAGTAGAAGGTCTCAATATTGAACCAGACCCTGACCGAGAGTTGAGTATTGAAAAGCATCATTTCATTCGGGGACAAAACTGGGTCAAGGATGCTATACTGCGTCTTGCTGATGAATTGGAGTCACTATGAAAATTGATATAACGATGGAAGAGTATGGTATAATTATTAATGCTTTACATTATTATAAGAAAGTAGAGAAGAAAGGAAACTTTCAGCAGTATGATGATAAAAAAGTCAACGACTTGAGAGATAAACTCGCACATCAAATGGTATGGGAACAATGATTGACTGGAACACAAGATTTCAAGCACTACCTGACGCAGAAAAGGATAAGATTGCTCTGTTGCGAGTGATTGAATGTACGAATGGTATTATTCAGTATAAGTTCCGTGATGAGGATGAAGATGCCTTATCAGTAGAAGAAACCAGAGATGCGATGAAGTTCTCTATGGGATGTATGAAACGAATGGAAATCCCTTTGGGTGAAGAAGTGATTACATTTGCTCCTGATACTGCGGAACTCTTCACTGAAATGAGACGATTGTATATCTCTGGTGCGAAACAGAATAATCAGGCAGATTATAATGAGTTTCTCAAAGGTTCTAAAGCAAATCTACTTGCGGTAGGTAAAGAACGCATCTTGAAAGCAAGACGACTTGCATTCAATCATATTGACGAATTACCACCTCATACATTAGAATGGGGACTTGCATATATCTTTAGTTTTGCTGGGTGGTGATTTATGTTATTTGAAAAATCATTACTCAATTTCTTACAAGGAACTATGACAACGATTGATCCCCGTTCAGTTAAAAAAGAAAATATTGATGAGTATATGATGTTAAAAATTTTGGAACGATTGGATCATATTGAAGAACAAATTGACGATCTTATTTTTTCACTGAAGATTGAATTTAAGGGTAAAGGTAAGGATGAACGATGATATGCCTTGGGTGATTGGATTGACTGATGAGGAAGTCCAAGAACTTCGTAGTAAGAAACAAGAACTCACACAATATGGAAAGGATAAAATCCGAGAACTTATGAACCACGAAGAAATGCTTGAGGAAGCAGCACGAAGAGAGTTAGCAAACAAATCATTTGAAGAACTCACCAAAGAAGAACGAATCAAACTTGCTCTTGAAGAGGTTGATTGGATTGTGATTGGTGGGCAAGATGGTCAAGAGTTTTATAGTTCTATTCAGTTTCTTCGTAAGGTGTTGAGGAGTTTGAGATGAACACTCTGGGTATTATCAAGTTTTTTGTTCCATATGCCGACAGAAACGACAAGGGAGAAGTCATTAGTTTGAACATTCCTTGGGGATTTTTTATTCTTGTAATCATTGCTTCTTTAATCTAATGAAAATCGCATTTAATGGACATTCTCCCACTGAAAGAGAAACTGAACTGACTCAAGAAGAACTTGCACTTATCTTTGAGGTGATGAAACAAAAGTTTCTGGATCATATTGAGTATGGTAAGTTTAATTGCAGTTATCAACCTCACGATCAACTTGCTGTTACAAAACTCTGCGACGATCATCAGGTTGATGTAGACTACGAAAAAGACAGAGTTGCTTTCTTTAAAGCAATCGTAGATCAAATGGAGAACCCTTATCAATGAACGAAAGGGACACTGACTACTTCAAAGAGAATAAAATGCTCGTCAACCCAGATGAGTTTCTGCTTGATAACATCAAAGCATATCACTATGAGGTGATGGATGAAGGTCATCATGTATGGATGGCATTCTATATGGAAGGCAAGACAGGACACTTGAATATCTTCCTGAATGATGGTAAGATTCGAACACGTTATGAGGAATGGGAAGATACTACTGAAAGTAAGTGGGACGATCCTATTCCTGATGGTGTTGATCCTTGGAACCTGAGAGGTAGAAGTTAGTAAAAGTAATCATGATTGAAGTAAAAGAAAACGAAGATGGATCACTTGATATCTCATGGGATGAAAATGATCCGCAAGAAAGTATCTTAAATACTTGGACAGAAGAAGACTTTATCAAGGCTATCACTGATCGTTTAGAGGAATTGAAAGTTGGACTTACCGACGTGGATGAATGAAGTAGTAACAAATGACTGATAAAATCAAACTTCTTCTTGTTTTAGATCAAGTGAATAATATTACAAATCTTCTGGAGGGTAATGAATATGAATCCTATCTTTATAGTCGGTTAATCACGGTCAAATATGAGATTGAAAGGCAGTTGACTAACCTCAATCATTCTGCTAACATTTTAAAGTAATCTATAAAGATAAATGAAGCAAAAATACCTTTACATTGTTGACCATTTTGTTGGTTTTCCTCAATCAGAATATGGTGGAGTATGGAATGTCATTGCAGAAACTGATAACGAATGTTTTGATTTGATCTCAAAGGCTGACAATGGAGATTATGAAGAGTGTTATGTAAATCTTCGTAACAATGTGGCAAAGGCACCCCGATTTGCTCTTGCTGATGCTGTAGAATCTGTTGTGGTTGACCGATTTGTAACCTGATGAAGTTCAAGTTTCCTCACAAAGCACCAGAAAATTATCATTATGAACAAACACAATTCAAACGTAATGTGATTGCTATTTGGATTTGTGATGACCGTAAATATGACTACAATAATGGTGAACCAGTTAAGTGTATTTGGGGTTTTTTGAATACAAAAACGAGCAAGTATTATGCTCCTATCAATTCTAAAACTGTTGGTAAAATTGTAGAATCAGAAAAGACAACTCCATACACTGCTATGCAAATTAAATTTAATCCTCTTGAGGCATGTTTTCAATGAATAATATGAACAAGAATAACATCATCGAAATAGAGTCTTTTTGGAACAATCGAATATGTGAACTTCTTACAGAAGATAGACTTGATGACTTTGATGCACTTTATCTCGAATATGTGGTGGATGGCCAATCCCCTGATGAGTTTCTGTTTCTGGAGTATTTGAATGGTGTTTGTTAAAGGTTTAACTGTAAACTACAACTCAATTACTGGAGTGATTGATTTTATTACTGAAAAATCTATTTCGATCTTAATTCGTAAAGGAAAACATAGGTCGCAAGATGTTAAAGTTGTAGTTTATGCGTCAGATTTCAGTAAAATTGAGTTGCTTGATGAAAAATGAAATATGAGGTTAAATACTTGAGGAAGAAAACTAAAGGTTATTCTCAACAATCTGCAATTTTTTATGATATTCAATCTGCAATTTTTTGGGAGAGTGTTGTAAAAAGTCAGGGTGCAGAAGAGATTATTATTTGTCCCAAGTGAACTAATACTCAAGGAGGGTAAAAAATGAAAACATCCTCAGATTTTCCATATGCTTCCTTTCCAATTCGTTTGGAGTTTAAGGAGGGAAAAACAATGAGAGTTTGTTACTTTCAGGATCAAACTCATCTTAATAAGTATTTGATTAGTCACAAAATTAGTAAAAAACAGGCAGGAATAAAATATAACGAGAAAACAACTGGGGGCGAGTAAAGTGTTTCTATAGTGTAGAGACAACTGCAAATCTAAATGTTTGACGAACTCTGGCAAGAAATCCAAGATTCTTCTGGTGAAATCTTCGATATTCCTGAGGATGAACTAGAAGAAATCCATCGAACTTTTGCTATGTCTGAGGAAGAGTTTTTGATGACTTTTGATGACAACTCAAACTGATTTCTAATGGCAACCTGGACTGCTAACATCAAAACTACACCAACAGGATCAATTTATCCTGTAAAGGTTCATGCGGATGCGTATTCGACCGCAAGAGAAGAGATTGAACGTCTTTATGATCCAATCTTTATGACTAATCTGAGAAAGATTAGTTCTTCTTTGTCATCTTCCTCCGATAGTTCTGGTGTAGGTGCCAATTCAATTCTTTGGTTGATTGGTATTTTTATTGTTATGGTCTTTTGGCCAGTAACTCTAACAATTATTGCAATCTGGGTTATCTACAAAATTGCTCAATTCTTTCAAGACAATGCTTGACTCTGATTTACTTTTTCGTTATGAAGAAGGTAATGTGACTGAAGACGAGATTCTAACTCTTTTTCAGCAAATCTATGACACACAATCATATAAATGGTTGCAAGGTCATTATGGTCGCACACTATCTGCATTGTGCTCTGCTGGTCTTATTCATCTTTCTTAGTTATGACTCCTGATACTTACACTTTCTCTGGTGATATTGTCACCTTTCTTGGTCTGGTTGGTGTTGCATCCACTTTTTTAATTGTTGTTACTGCATTTCGCAGATTCTTCAATTCTCCTTACAATCTGCGTGTGACACCTAAACAACCGTCCACTAAATTGCCTACCGACAACGAAACTCCCGTATCCTAAACAATGACTGACACCGTTAACGTTCTTCCTCACATCAACGAACTCAAAGAAATCTGGCGCAAGCAAGATTTCATTTTCACTAAAGATCAACAGCAACAATATGATATTTTGATTGCTGCTCGACATGAACGAGTTAAGTATTTTTATCAAAACAATCTTGTTTATAAACCTTTGACCCGTAAAGAGGTGGTGATCTAAATAATAAAAAGATTAGTTTGGATTGCAATGAAGACATTTCGGGAGTTTATTTCTGAAGCATATGATAAGGATGTAATGTCATCCTCACAGATACGTCGTCAAGGTGAAGGGGGACGTATCGGTGCTGAGCGTAAGAAATCTGCTCCTGAAAAACGTCGAATGAAAGCAGCAGGTGGCGGCAAAATGGTCCCCGCTAAAGATTACAAACTTCGCAAAGATATTGGAACTCAACGTAAAACAGAAACAAGAGTTCAACAACCAGAAAAAGAAAGAGGTTCAGCAGCTCTTTCGGCAAAAGAAGCACAACGTAAAGCATACTTAGAAAGAAAACGTAGAGAGGCAGGAGAGAAAACTAAGACAGCATCTGAGCTCTTAAGAAAGAAAGAAGCACCTAAGAAACCAGTTGCTGGTTATACTCCACCCAAAGCATCTGGAAAAACGAAAGAAGAAAGAAAGGCTTTATACAAAAGAGGTGAAACTGCACTGAGGGATGTTGTATTGAAGAGTACAGGCAAAAAGAGTGAATCGGAGTTAAAAAATCCAATCACACAATCTGAGATCACCAGAAGAAACAAAAAGAAAAGTAAGTAAACTGGGGGCGAGCAAAGTGTCTCTATAGTATAGGCACTTCCTCCCAAATGACCCGAATTGAGATCCAACGCAAACTCTATGATGCTCGCAATGCTTATCTGAAAGCAAAGAAAGAGATGGAGTTTCAACAACGTGAAATTGCGTTCCTGAAGCAGTGTGAAAAGGAACTCAATCAACCTTCCCTGTATGAACAACTGTATGGTGTTTGATTATGAAAACTGTTGAAGTTTCTGTTACAACTCTGGAAACTCTAATTGAGGGTTTGCAGGATGCACTGAATGTGTGCTATAATGTAGATTCAACTGATAATAATTGCGAACGCAGTTATCCTTTTGCAACTGGATATAGTCGAGGTACGATGGAATGTCTTATTAAAGATCTCGAACGTCTAAAGTCCCAAGCAAAGTAAAACAACTGGGGGCGAGCAAAGTGTCCCCATATTAGATTATGATTCCCATGCAACTTCAACTCCGTCCGCATCAAGAACGTGCTGTTGCTGCTATGCAAAAGCACAACAAAGGTCAGGTGATTGTGCCTACTGGTGGTGGCAAGACTCTGAAGATGATTTATGATGCTCTGCGT